ATGAAACCGTTTACCGGTTCACCGCCAACGCCCTGGAGCTGGCTCCGGTTGATGGAGCTGCCCCCACGGCCGCAGCCATCCGGGCCGAGATCGATGCGAACAGCACGCAACTGGCAGCCATCAAAACAAAAACGGACAATCTTCCCGCGAGCCCCGCAGCCATCGGTTCCGCCATGACCCTGACCGCGGCCTACGATGCGGCCAAGACGGCGGCGTCCCAGTCCAGCGTCAATACGATCGACGGCATCGTGGATGCCATCCTGGAGGATACCGGCACAACGCTTCCCGGCACGTTAACCACCATGTCCGGCTACATCGACACCGAAGTGGCCGCCATTCTCGCGGCTGTGGACACGGAAGTCGCCGCCATCAAGGCGAAGACGGACAACCTGCCTGCGGATCCCGCCGATCAGAGCGCGGTGGAGGCCGCCATTACGGCAGCGCACACGACGACCAACAGCAAGATCGACGCGGTGGACGACTACATCGACACAGAGGTCGAGGCCATCAAGGCGGTCACGGACAAGCTGGACACGGCCCTGGAACTGGATGAAACCGTTTACCGGTTCACCGCCAACGCCCTGGAGCTGGCTCCGGTTGATGGAGCTGCCCCCACGGCCGCAGCCATCCGGGCCGAGATCGATGCGAACAGCGAGAAACTGGCACTCCTGGATGTGGCAGTCAGCACCCGCACGACCCTGGGAGCCGGCGGAACTTCATTCACCTACACCCTGACGTCCACAACGTCCGGGCTTCCGATCCTCGATGCCGATGTCTGGGTTACTACCGATATCGCCGGGCAGAATGTCATTGCCCGCGGCATCACCGATCAGAGCGGACAGATAACGTTTCTGCTCAATCCGGGTACGCTTTATTTCTGGCGCCGGAAGAGCGGGTTCACTTTTACCAACCCCGATGTGGAGGTCATCTCATGAGCGGCACCGGCACGGGATCCGAAGTAACCATCGTCACGGGACCTTATTGCGATCACGCCGATATCCTGGGGCAGATCTCGCCGGACGTCCTGATCCAGTTGACCGACGACACCAGCGACGGCGTGGCGGACATGTCCAGGGTGACGCAGGCGATCGCCGCGGCCGACGCCGAAATCGACGGCTATTGCGCGGGGCGCTACACCGTGCCGTTTGCTCCGGTGCCGGCGGTGATCAAGGGGCTCTCGGTGGAGATCGCCGTTTATTACCTGTACAAGCGGCGCACCGTACCGGAGCGGATTGAGAAGGCTTACGACAAGGCGATCGCCCGGCTGAAGGACATTTCGAGGGGGCTCCTGACCCTGGGCGTCATCCCGGAGCCGACCCCGGCCCCGGCCGGAAGCGGCAGCTTCAGCGTCACGGACAACGAGCGGGTTTTCACCCGGAACACCCTGAAAGGCTACTAAATGCTGACGGATATCGAAGAAAAGATCGTCGAGCGGCTGAACCTGAAGATCGCCGAACCCAAGCGGGTCGGTATCGACGAGGCCCATGCGGCCCTGGGCGTTCCCGCCATCGATGTGATCGTGGGCGGCGGGGCCTTCCGCCGGGTAACCCAGACAAAATATGAAATCTCCCCGAGCGTCTACGTCATCGTGACCTTTCAGCACCTGCGCAGCGTCAAGGACCGGCGCAAGGGCGTCTACCCGATTCTGGAGGCCATTGCCGCCGCGCTGATCGGTCAGAAACTCGGTCTGGAAATCGATCCGCTCGCGCCGAAGCGGCTGGACAACATCACGAACCAGGCGGAAGCGGAGGACGGAAAGATTGTTTTTCAAATCGAATTTGAAACGGGCTTTATCATCGAAAGGGTGTCCGACGAGGAGATTACGGAACTCCTGTCGGTCGGGTTCAACTATTACCTCAAACCGGGTGACGACGTCGAGGATGCGTCGGATCTGGTCGTATTGAGAGAAGCGTAAAGGAGGCACACCATGAAAGTAAGGGCGGCAAAGGGCTTGAAATGCCCGATGGAAGGAAAACCCAGGGCGTACATCACGGACGCCCTGGCATGCGAGGTTCCGGAGACGGCTTATTACCGGCGGCTGATCGCCGACGGATCGCTGGTTGTGGTGACCGCCTCCGCGGGACAGAAGACGGCGAAAAAGGAGGTAACCACCGATGGCCAGTAAGCACATCAGTTTCGACAGTATTCCGGCGTCGATCCGGAAACCGGGTAAATACCTTGAATTCAACACCAGGCTGGCGGTCCGCACCCTGCCGAACAACAAGCAGCGCCTGCTGATCATCGGCCAGCGGACATCGGCCGGCACGATCGCGGAAGCGGTGCCGACGAAGGTTTTCAGCGACGCCGAAGCCCAGACCTACTTTGGCGCCGGATCCATCGCCCACCTGATGGTGCGGGCGGCCATCAAGGCCAACGCCTATCTGGATCTGACCGTAGTCGCCCTGGACGATGCCGTGGCCGGTGTGGCGGCGACGGGAACGCTGACCTTCACGGGTCCGGCCACGTCGGCGGGCGTTCTGACACTTTATATTGCGAACGCAAAGGTCGAAATCGCCATCGCCAGTGCGGACACGGCGTCGGGCATCGCCGCCGCTCTGGTGGCGGAGTTGTCCAACCACCCGGATCTGCCCGTTACCGGCGCGGTCGGCGGCACGGGAAGCGAACACGTCGTCACCCTGACGGCCAAAAACAAGGGCCTGTGCGGCAACGACATCGGCCTGGGCTACGTCCTGACCAACGCCGCAGGGGTGGGCCTGGAGATCGCGGCGATGGCCGCGGGCGAGACGAACCCGGATATCCAGGACGCCCTGGACGCCGTGTCAGGCGAACAGTACGAAATCATCGCGACGCCCTACAACAATCAGGACGATCTCGATGCTCTGGGCGATCATTTGGATCTGGTCTCCGGCCCGTTGGAACAGCGTCCCGGAGTCGGTGTTTACGGTATGACCGGCGCCCTGGCCGACGTGACGACTTTATCCGCCCTGATCAACCACGGGCGGATCCTCTGCGCGTATTTGCGCTACACCGCCGCCACGAAGCGCAAGAGCATGCCCTGCGAGATCGCTGCTGCAATGGCCGCGGTCATGGCCTACGAGGAAGATCCGGCACGGCCCCTCAACACGCTGGAATTGAAGGGAATTGCTCCGGCGAACATTGCCGACCGCCTGTCCCGGACGGAGCAGGAAAGCCTGCTTTACAACGGAGTCACCCCTCTGGAAATAGGCCCCGGCGAAACGGTGCAGATCGTCCGGGCCGTCAGCACCTACATCCTGGACGCCCAGGGCATCGCCGACGTGTCCCTGTTGGACATCACGACGATCCGGACCCTGGACTACGTGCGGAAAGCCTGCCGGGAACGGATCGCGCTCCGCTTCCCCAGGGAAAAGCTCTCCAGCAAGACGCCGCCGAAGGTCAAGACGGAGCTGCTGGACGTCCTGCAGAAGCTGGAGGATCTGGAGATCGTCGAAGAGGTGGATGCCAACAAGGACGGCCTGATCGTCGAGCGCGACCTCCAGGACGCCAACCGCCTGAACGCGAAAATACCCTGCGACGTGGTCAACGGCCTGCACGTCTTCGCCGGCCGCATCGACCTGTTGCTGTAACCGTTAACCGGGGAAAGGAGAAGCAAGATGGAATACGTGAACCTGGTCACACTGGAAGTGAACGGGCAGTCGATCGACGATTTCCAGAGCGTGACGGAAAAAGAGGTCGAACTGCGCAAGGAGGTGCGGCTCGTCAACAAGAGCGGCGTGGTCAAGCTCAAGCCCCGCTACGGCGTAGCGGTGGACTACGTGGTGCCCAAGAGCGGACCCGAGTTCGACTTCGATCAGGTGGAGGACGGCACCCTCACCATCGACCTGGAAAACGGCGTCCGCAAGCAGTACTCCGGCGTCTACACCCTGAAAGTCGGCGAGGCCAAGTACGGAGAAGACAAGGAAGTCGTCCGCCCGATCGAATTCGTCGCCATGAGAAGGAGCTAGATATGATCACCGAAAAATGCACCCTCCCCATCGGGGTGGAATACGATGGGAAGGTCCATCGCGATGTGGAGATCCGGCCACGCCTGGTGCGGGATTTGCTCGACGGCGCGGCCAGCGAGCGCGCACAGCAGGACAGCTACTATTACTCCCTCTGCCAGACGGCCTGCCAGATTGTCCGCCTCGGCGACGTCCCGCGGGAAAAAATCACCGCGGACCTGCTCCTCGACATGTACGAGGATGATTTCGACGTGCTGACGGAGGCAGCAAGCCGGGTCCGCGCGCGGGCCCGCGATTTTCGAGGAGACAAGGAAGGATCTCCGGAAACCGATTTTGGCGATGCTGAAGCTGGGGTTCCGCCTCTCCGAGATCCGTGAGATGTCGGAGGAAGAAATGGTGGGATGGATCGAGGCATACGGTGACCTGATCAACCCGGTGCGAACCAGGCACAAAACGTACAAGGTCAGAAAAAAGACGAAGGATTCATGAAGAACAAGGTTGAACTAATCCTGTCCGGAAACGTATCCGGGCTGCAGTCCGCCCTGGGCACCGGCGAGCGCGGCATGCGCCGCTTCGGCAGCACGGCCCGGCATGAGTTCGACCGGATACGCAACGCCGCCCGCAGCCTGGAAGGAACCCTGGTCTCGCTGGGCGTCGGATACGGCGCGAGCCAGATGATCCTGCAGTCCGCCCGGCTCGACAAGAGCCTGGTCCAGATCAAACAGACGGCGGGAGGGACGGCAAAAGAGGTAAAGGGACTGCGCGCCGATCTGTTCCGCCTGGGCCGGGATTCCGGGCAGGATGTCGAGCTCCTGAAAGACGGCTTCAACGTCCTGGTCCAGTCGGGGCAAAGTATGTCGGAGGGTCGCGAGACCCTGAAGGGGATCAATACGGCGATGGCCGTGACGGGATCAAACGCCCAGACCCTCGCTTCGGGCCTGACCGTCGCGGCGAAGGCGTTTTCGTTCGACCTCTCCCAGCCCGGCCTGGCCCTGGAGCTGCTGGACAAGATGACCGTGGCGGGCCGCCTGGGAAACGCGGAACTGGAAGACCTCTCCGGCATCTTTGCGCGGCTGGGGGTCAACGCCGCCTCGGCGGGGATGAAATTCGACACGACCCTGGCGTTCGTCGAGGGCCTGTCCATAATCGAGCGGCAGCCGGAGCGCCTGGCGAACCTGGCGGACAGCACGCTGCGGGTCTTTACCAACATGCGCTACATGGCGGCGGCGCAGAGGGCGACGGGAATCCGCTTCTTTGACGCCAAGGGACAGCGCCGGGACGCGTTCGCCGTGCTGGAGGATATCCGGGCAAAATACCAGACATTGACGACGGACAAGCAACGAGCGGATTTTGTACAGAAGGCGTTCGGCAAGACTGATCTCGACACGATCAAGGGCCTCAAGACGCTGCTGGCCGGGGACAATCTGGACAATGTCCGGCAATTCTCCCGTGAGATCGGCGAGGCAGGGGGCACCCTGAAGCGGGACTTTTCCGATGCGACGCGGAACCTGTTCGACCAGGCGGGAAGGCTCAAAAACGTCCTGACCGAGGCCGCGGAATCCTTCACCGTACCCTTGAACAAGGGCATTACTGCGGCGATCAAGAAGCTGTTGGACAAAAAAGAGGACGGCGGCTGGGACCTGTCCGGAAAGGAAATCGCCGCAGGTGGCGCTACCGCCTTGCTTGCCGCATATTTGGGCAAGCGCTTCGGCGGGCCGCTGGCCCAAAAGCTTCTTGGCCGCTTGGGTAATACCACAGCGGGCATCGCCGAGGGTAAGGTCATCGAGGCGGCCACCGGCGTAACTCCGGTCTTCGTCACGAACTGGCCCGTGGGATCAGGTATTCCTGGTTCTTTGCCGCTTCCGCTTCCGTCCAAAACGGCAAAGAATACATGGTGGGACAAAGCGAAGAAATACGCTCCATTGGCTATGAGGTTTCCGCTGCCGCCGCATCTTAAAATACCTGTCCTGGCGATTGGCGGCGCCATTATAGGCACTGCGGCGCTTGCCGAAATATTCAATCGCGCTGACAAAAAAAACAATGAATCGTATGCCGACTGGGTGCACGACAAAGTGCAGAACGTCATCAACGTCTCGTTGAACGTCGATGAAAACCGCCGGATCACGGCGAAAACGGACAATATGCAAACGGATCTCAACGTCAAGCGGGGTAAATTCTGATGGCGGCGGACGACACCTATCTCTCCATCCTGGATCAGCGCTTCGAGCTGGAAACCGAGACCATCGAGGACGGCTTTGAGTCGTCGATCGCCCGGCACGAATTCCCCTACCGCGACGGGGCGCTCCTGGAGGACATGGGGCAGAAGGCCCGCACCGTCCGCATCCGCTGCTATTTTTTGAACGAAAATTACGACGCCCACAAGGACCTGATCAATTACCTGGGCTACTCCGACGACCTGCACGAGCTGCAGCACCTGCGGTACGGCCTGATCCAGGGGAAAATCGAATCCATCGTCGTCCGCCACGACGACCGGGAAAAAACGGCGGAAATCGACCTGACCTTTGTGGAAAACCTGCGGGGCACGATTGAGCCGGAACCGGCGACGTCCGTTGCCGCCGACGTGGAAGAGGCCTTCGTGGCGGGGCAGGCCGAGTTGACCGCTGAGATCGAGCGGGACATAGAAGAGCAGCTCGGGACGGATGCCGCGGGGATCCTCGATACGGCGGTCGATCTCGGGAGCGGCTTATACGAGCAGTTCGGCGGGCTGACTCGTGAGGCCCATGCGTATGTCCGGGCAGCCGACACCTACGTCAAGAGCCTGAACGCGAAGCTCACGGGCGTCACGAATCCCGCGAACGGCCTCATCGCCGTCATCGACTACGCGGCCAACCTGCCGGGCTACGTGGCCAGATCGATCGCCGGCACGGTGGAGCGCTACGCCATCCTGGCCGCCGCCTCCTCCGCCTTCCCGGAACGGCTCGTGGACAACTTCCACAACGGTGTCGATGATATATGCGCCGCGCCGGACACTTATCGGAAATATGCCAGGATCTCGGCGGCCCAGCGGTCCGCGCACCTGGCGGCAACGATATTCAAGGAGGACAAAGACACCGGGTCCCGGCAAAAGCAGGCCCAGGCGACCGCCTCGTTCAGTTCCCTGGGGCGCCGCCTGTCGCGGCAGGAAACGGGGGAAATCCTGACGATAAACGAGATGGAGCAGATCCTGTCCGCAGTCAGAACCCGGCTGCAGGAAGCAATTAGCCTGTCCCGGAACATGCCCAGCCTGAAGAATCTGGCGGAAGCCCTGACCGACCACGTCCGGCAGATGAAACTGGAGCGGCCGAAGGTGATCGCCGTCGAAGTGCACAACAGCCTGCCTCTGCACCTGGTCTGCCTGAAATACGGTCTCACAACCAGCGACGCCGAACAGCTCATGAGCATCAACGCGATCCGGCATCCGAATTACGTATCCGGGGAGGTGAATGTCTATGCCGGATAAGATTGTCCTGCAGATCGGCGGCAAGAAGTTCGAGAACTTCAAGTCCTACAGCATCGAGGCGGATCTCTACACGGCCGACGACGCCTTCTCCCTGGAGTTGTCCAATCCCGGCACAAAGATCAGCGCCGGGGCGCGCTGCGAACTCTACGTAAACGACCGGCGGGCGCTGACGGGAATCATCGACATGGTGGACCGGGGCGGCGACAAGTCCGGCACAACGCTGAAGCTGGAAGGACGGGACCTGATGGGGCTTTTGGTGGATTCGTACTGTGAGACGTTTGACGATTTGCAGGGCATAACCCTGAAATCGCTGGCAGAGCGGCTTCTGAAGACGGTACCCTATATCAACCGGAAGGCCGTCCAGTACCAGGCCGACGCCCTGAAACGGATCGACACGGAGCAGAACCATGTAAAAATCGAGCCGGGCCAGACGATCTTCGACGTGCTGAAGACCTATGCCCTCTCCCGCGGGCTCATGTTCTTCGCCCTGGAAAACGGCGCCTTTGTGTTCGGCCGTCCCAAAACCGGCGGCGCGCCGGTCTTCCGCCTGATCCGGCGGAAAAGCGATCCGCGGGAAAACAACGTCGAGTCGGGGAACCTGGTGGACAACATCGCCCGGCGTTACAGCAAGATCGTCGTCACGGGACAGCAGCAGGGCATGGACGATATCGCGCCGGAGGACATCAACACGCCGACGACGACCGTAACGGACCCGACATTCCCCTTTTACAAACCGTACTATCAAACGGACCAAAACGACGCCCTGAGCCCACAGCAGCACGCCCGGATGCGGCTGGAGCAGATGAAGTTCGAGGGCTTCCAGCTCAAATACACGGTGCCCTTCCACAGCCAGCACGGGGAGCCCTGGCGGATCAACGAGATCTGCCACGTCATCGACGAGGATCTGGAGATCGACGGCGACTACCTGATCTACGGCCGGACCTTAAAACTGGATAAAAGCGGGAGTTATACGGAACTGAAGCTGAGTTATCCGGGGGTGGTTCAATGAGGGACGACGGCCTTGTAGCGGGCATTAAAAGGGCTGATTCGGTCGGGCTTAAGCGTCGTCGGCTCGGATGCGCTGCAGCGGCCGCGGTTGACATCCCGCAGGAAACGGCGGGCGGCGGCGCTGTCGGCCTCGATTGTGATGGTCTTGGTTCCGATGTCATAGGTCAATACGTTTCCGGTTATGGATACGACGCGCCTGGCCTCCAGGGTGACGATCGACGGCCGGTCCGTGGGCACGGACAAAAACGGCACGGCGCCCCGGTAGCAGGGGTACTCCCCGGCCGAGGCGGCAGTGGTAATCAGAAAAATGAAAGCGGCGACAAAAGTTTTCATGGGGTGATTATAGGATGATCCGGGCCATAATTCAACAGGTTATCGAAGGGGTGATCAAGCGGTTCACCGCCTCCGGACGGGCCAACGAGACGATCACGGACCGGGAATGCTTCCAGCATTACGGCTTTACCTCCCGGCCCCTGGCGGGCGCGGAGGCCGTCCTGATCGCAAACGGCAACCACATCGTCATGATCGCCGAGGACGACCGGCGCTACCGGATCGCCATCGAGGCGGGCGAGGTCTGCATTTACACGGACGAGGGGGATCATGTCCGGTTCAAGCGCGGCAAGGAGATCTACATCGCCAGCGGCAACAAGCTGTCGGCCGCGGTGACAAACGATGTCGCGGTGACGACGAAACGGATCGCCCTGACGGCTTCCGAATCGATTACCCTGACGGCCCCCAGCGTGGCGGTCGACGGCGCCCTGTCCGCCACCGGGAATATCGCATCCGACGGCAGCATAACCGACACGACCGGCAACACGCCCCACCATTCGCATTCATAAGGATAGATATGGACTTCGCAATCGACATCGCCACGGACGGCAGCGCCACCGGTGCCATGACCTTTGATAAAGGGTCGGACGGCAACCTGCGCAATAATATTTATCTCAGCCTGGTGATCAAGCGTGGGTCATGGTTTCAGAACCTGACCTTCGGGAGCCGCCTGCATCTGCTGCAGCGGGCGAAAAACACGGAACAGACGGCGGCCCTGGCCGAGGAATACTGCAAGGAGGCCCTGCAGTGGCTGATCGATACGGGCCGGGTAAAAAAAATCGAGATCATTGCCCAGCGCGACCGGGAGCAGGATCTGCACCGGCTAAAGCTGCTGGTCATGGTGACGAAATCAAACGGGGATCAGGTCTCGTTTACGACCTTTGTGGAGGTGGTATAAATGCCCTATCGCAAAACTTTTGATGAACTCCTGGACGGGATCCTGACGGATTACCGCAACCAGTTTCCCGATGCGGACACGTCCCAGGGCTCGCTCATCTTCATCAAGAGCGCCTGCCTGGCCTCCGCCCTGTGGGGCCTGTATCACTATCAGCAGTGGATATCACGCCAGATCTTCCCGGACACGGCGGCAACGGAAAATCTTGAACATCACGCCTGGGTGCGCGGCCTCAGCCGGACCTATGGCGAGACGGACGCGGCGCTCCTGTCGCGGCTGCTGGAGTATATCCGCCGTCCTCCCGCAGGCGGAAACCGCTATGATTACGTCAAATGGGCAACGGCGGTGGATAATGTGGCACAGGCCTGGTGCTACCCTCTCGCCCAGGGGCTGGGCACCGTCGATGTCGTGATCCTGGCCAATGAGACGACGACAGGTTCGGAGATACCGTCCTCGTCGGCGAGGATCGGCATTACAACGACAGCCGGCACCGGTAAACTGATCGACTCCGGGGCAGCCTTTACGACGGATCACGCCGTGGCGGTGGGTGATATTGTTGAAAACCCGCTCCGGGAAACCCGGGCCACCGTTACCGTCGTCGACAGCGCAACGCAGCTAACCCTCGACGATGATCTGTTCCTGTTTGTAAACGAACCCTATATTGTGCACAGCCATACCGGAACCAACACGTCGGTCAGCGCGGGAAAACTGATCGACAGCGCCGGGGTATTTGACAACGCCACCTACACCATCCACAAGGGCGATATCGTTGAGAACCTTACCGACAGTCAGGAGACGACCGTCACCGCGGTTGACAGTGCGACCCAGCTCTCCCTGGTCCAGGACATTTTTACGGCGACGGGCAAAACCTACGTGATCCGCGGCCTCGTCGGCGAGGTAAAAAAGTACATCGATCCGCTGCGGCCGGTGACCGCCTCGCAGGTCAGCATCATCGCACCGACAACGGTCACACAGGCCGTTACAATGACGGTGAGTGGCTCGTCTCTGGACAGAGACGCCATCGCTGCGGACATCGGGGCTTACATGCTCGGTTTGATACCGGATCAGACGCTCTACCTGGCCAAGCTGATCCAGATTGCGATGGACAACGGCGCAGACAATGTGACGATCTCGACGCCCGCGAGCGACGTGACGCCCGCATCCTATCAAATGATTCGTCCGGGGGTGATCAATGTCTCATAAAGATGTCCTGATCCAGTTGTTCCCGATTGACCTGGGGGGCGTGTTCAGCGACGATCTAGCCATCGAGGGAGACCACCTGGACGACGTACAGGCGCGGGTCGAGCAGTTATTGCGGGAGGTTTTCCCTCAGGCGTGCAATGAACTGATCACAGACTGGGAGCGTGTCTGCGGTCTGACCCCGGAGGAGACGGATACTCTGCAAATGCGCCAGGCGCGCGTCATCGCCAAGCTTAGGGAGCGCCGCGGGCTGTCCATTCCCTATTTCATGTCCCTGGCCGATGACTTCGGCTACACCATTACGATCGAGGAACTCCCGGCGGGTACGGACGGATGCGGCGACGAGGGGATATTCCGCTGGCGGGTCACTTTTACGGGGACACCGTTATACTGGTTTCGTGCAGGTCAGTCGCGGGCGGGGGAACGCCTGGTCGACGGTCCCGTGGCGACGGCTCTGGAGGGGCTGTTCACCGAACTGAAACCGGCACACACACAGATCATCTTTGCATATTCGTCATAGGAGGTAAATGATGGCTAAAACAGTCTTTTCCGATACCCCGCCCCAGGGAACAGTCGTGACGGCAGCGTTTCTCAATGCTGTCAATAATCACCGCCATACCGGTGAGGATGCCGACGGCGCGGGAGCGCTCGATTACGCGGTGGCCACGGGCAGCAGCAATGCCTATGCCATCACCCTGACACCGGCCCTGACCGCTCACATACCCGGCATGCCGATCGCGATGAAAGCCAACCACACCAATACCGGTGCGGCAACTGTGGCGGTCAACGGCATGGCTGCCGTGACCATCAAGCGCCGCGACGGATCCTCCCTGGCCGCCGGGGACATCCTGTCCGGAGCGATCGTCGCACTATCCTACGATGGCACGAATTACCAGTTGATATCGCAGGATCAGGGAGCCGCGCTGCCCGTGGGCGAAATTGCATTCTTTGCCATGTCTACGGCCCCTGCCGGATGGTTAAAAGCCAATGGCGCCGCCGTATCCAGAACGACCTATGCCAATCTATACACTGCCATCGGCACCACGTTCGGCGCCGGCGACGGATCGACGACGTTTAACCTGCCGGATCTGCGCGGGGAGTTTATCAGAGGGTGGGATGACAGCAGAGGGATTGATGCGGGCCGCGTGTTTGGCAGCGCACAGGCCGACGAATTCAAGGCGCATACGCACCAAGTAAAGTACGATCCGATGCGGCTGAATGGCGGCGGCGGCGGTCCGGCGGTTGACTGGGGATCCAGTTTGTCGACAACGACATCAACCGGCGGAGCCGAAACCCGCCCCCGCAATATTGCCCTGCTGGCGTGCATCCGGTATAAAAAATAAGGAGGAATGATGGACATATATCATTACAACCCGCATACGGGGGAGTTCATGGGTGTTTCCCGGGCCGACAAATCGCCGCTGGAGCGGGATGTGTATTTAATACCCGCCAATGCGACCGCCGAAAAACCGCCTGCAGCGGTCAAGGGCTATGCCAGGTGCTATATCGACGGCAAATGGACCCAGATCGAGGATCACCGTGGGGCGACCCTTTACAGCACAGTCGATGCATTCCCGTTAACCATCGACAGCCTCGGCCCTATCCCGGATGGATATACGGATATTGTGCCGTGTGATTGTCCAGTCTGGGACGGCTCTCAGTGGGTTCCGGATGTTGATCTGATCAGGGCCGACAAAATCGCGGACCTGGCCGCCTACCGGTACGATCGGGAGACGGCGGGTATCATCGTTAACGGAGCTCGGATCAAGACAGATCGGGAAAGCCAGGCCATGATCAATGGCGCAAAGGCCTATTCGGATTTGAACGAGGCCATTACCATCGACTGGAAGAGTGAAAACGGATGGGTGACAATAGATCGGACAACCATCCTTATCATTGCTCAGGCCGTGGCCGCTCATGTCCAGGCCTGTTTCAACCGGGAGCGTGTCCACGCCGAGGCAATCAACGCCCTGACCACCGCCTCGGAGATCAGGGATTACGATTTCACAACGGGCTGGCCGACGTAATGGCAAAAAAGACTGATTCGCAACTATGAGCAGTAGGGTCTCATAGCCGAATAAAAAAGAAGAATAACGGAAATCCTGCCGGTCAAAAGAAGAAGCTCCAGATCGGGCAGGATTTTTGCGCCCTGCGTCCAGGTCCCAAAAAGTTGTCGCC